AACCATCTAAAGAAAGAGTTGTTAGTTGCAAACTATGATATAAACCCTGTATCACCACTAGAAGCACTTGTATATTGATATAATACCAACTGCTGTCTATAAAGATAAGCTTGGATACAAATTGACCTCACAACAGAAAGATGTATTAGATAATCTGGTCATACATCCTAATGAATTGAGTGAAGAAATGGGTATTCTTGATAGACCAGAGTTTAAATCTATGAAAGACATAGTTTTTTCTCACGTGGAAAAATATGAAAAAGATGTTTGTGGATTTAAGTCTAGTTTATCTTTTAAATTAACAGAGTCTTGGTATAGGGAAACCGTACCAGGGCATAATCACCCAGACCACAATCATCCTAATAGTATGTTGAGTGGTGTGGTATATCTCAACGTGCCTAAGGGCGATAAGAGTCATGAAGGAATTAATTTAATTCACATTGAAAATCGTGGAGTATTTAAAAACCATGAGTTTAGATATGATTATACACCAACAAAATATAATCAGATTACTACCTTTATTCCTGTTGAGACTGGAGATATAGTATTGTTTCCATCTTATCTCTATCACTTTGTTACTCACAATGAATCTAGAAATGAATCTAGAAGAGTAATTTCTTTCAACACTTTCATTCAAGGGAGAATGAGTTGTGAAAATACTTATCCCAACGTACTTACTATTAAATAATGCCTGATTACGAGTATCCATTAAAAGACTATCTGAATAGTATAAATCTAAAGACAAGTGACATGACTTTCGATGAGAGAGCGATGAAAAAGTATCCTGCTTTCGTCATCAATAAGTGCATGGCCCAACATATTGACACAATAATGCATGCAAATGAGATGAATATTAGTCCTCAACTGAGGAATGATATGCAATACTCCTTCTTTATACATAGTGTTAGGAAATCTAAAAGATTTTCTCCTTGGGATAAAAAGACTAAAGACAGTGACCTAGATTTAGTTAAAAAATACTATGGTTATAACACTGAGAATGCTAGAGCAGCATTAAGGATACTAACTCAGGAGCAAATTAAGATTCTTCAATCAAAATTAAATCTTGGAGGAAGAAAGTGAGTGAAGAGATTAAATGGTCTCAAGATATGATGCTAGAAGTTACCCTCAAGGAACCAGATGATTTCTTGAAGGTGCGCGAGACGCTAACGAGAGTTGGTGTTGCGTCTAGGAAAGAGCGTAAGCTCTATCAGTCTTGTCATATCCTACACAAACGTGGAAAATACTACATCGTCCACTTCAAAGAGTTGTTTGCTCTTGATGGCAAACCAACTAACATTACATCAAACGATGTGCAACGTCGTAATAGAATTACCAAACTATTATCAGACTGGGGACTCGTAGAAATTTCTGGTGAAGGTACTGAAGACCTCGCACCCTTAAATCAAATAAAAGTTTTATCTTTTAAAGACAAAGGGGAGTGGACTTTAGAATCAAAATATAACATTGGTAAGAAGAAAACTCAGAGTGACGCAGAATGACATCATCAACAAAAGAGAAACCTAAAGGTCCTATAGGTAAACTTAAAGAAGTAGCTGAAGATAAAGAAGAGCAACTTCAATACCTAGCAACACTCATAAGAGTGATAGTCCTCGTGTGGTCCGCAGGAATTTTAACTTTGAATTACGTTAAAATACCAGGCTACGAGAGAGGAGAAAGAATTGACCCAACTTTCATAGCTTCGGTCTTCACAGGAACTTTAGCTACCTTTGGCGTCGCTGCGGGAGGCAAGAAAAAGAATGCTGCTGATGGTGGTAGTGCAAACATATCTAAGAAAGATATGGAATTCCTTATCGCTAAGGCATCAGAGACTGCTCCTGCACAAACTATCAGGATTGAATCAGGTCCTGTAAAAATTGTCCCAGACACTAAGTAATCATGCAAAAAATTATTAACGGAATCGCTATCTTCTCTGGTGTAGTAGCACTAGGAGTAGTTGGTATTGGTGGATATGTATTCATCAGAAAGGATGCTATTGTCGATGGCATCAAGAGTAAGGTAATGGAATCAGTTATGCCTGATATCGGTGGAGGCATCATGAAGTCTTTACCTGATGCAACAGGACCTGCATTACCTATTAAACCATTAGGTTTCTAAAATGAATAAGTGGTTTGGTGTTAGTCTAGGTGCTCTCGTAGGCATCTCCCATCTGGGGATGATAGGTATGATTGCGACTAGAAATCAAGGACCTGCTATACCACCTGTAGGACCTTATACTTCTTTTGCTATATCAGCAGGGAAGGATGGTAGTTATAAGATGAGTTATCAAGCTAACGACCCTAAAACCATGTATAAGACTACTACTGTAAAGCAGAAGGGTCTGTTTAAGAAATACGATGAAGCAGTAGCAGAAGAATATACTATGGATGGTGCTACACATACAGGTGTAGGTGCTGTGGGAAAGACAGCAGCCCAAGCATTAAATGTAGCGTGTATAAAGGCGGAAGGTGGTGGAGCGTCGACAGGAAGAGTGGTCGGTGCTAGTATGGGTGCTGCTGCATCCCCTGCAGTCGTCGGTATACCATTTATAGGACCTGTCTTGGGCGGTTTATTAGCACTAGGTGGTGCTGACCAAGGTGCAAAACTCGGTGGACAAATAGCAACCGAATTTAATGATGCATGTGATGAAACAACTGAAGAATCCACTGACTGATGAATATTATCAGTTAAAAAATTTAGTATTAGGTAGCGATTTTCCTTGGTTTCATGAGAAGAATCAAAAGGATGATTTCTATTTCTATTCACACGTATTTTTAGAGAGACCAAATGAAAAGTCTCTCTTTCCTGCTGTACGCTCAGAATATGTTGACCTATTTCACACAGTAATACAACAAATATTTGATTATAATGATAGACCGATAGATATAATATACAGAATGAATGCTAATGCAGTTGACCCAGGCAAAGGTCACACGGCTGCACATACTGACCATGACTTCCCACATCAAAACTTAATTATATATTTGACTGATGCGGGTGGTGAGACTGTGGTAGAAGATATTGTATCTAAGACACCATTAGAGGATGATATTGCTACATTCTCTGGCATACACTACCATTACATGCCTGACTCTAAGCGTAGAGTAGTATTGATTGCGACCTATGGAAATTCAATCGATTATTATACCACAGACTAGCACACAGACTGTGCCTAACATCTATACACCTAACTGGTTGAGGTCTGAGCCAGTTGTGCCATTCCCTCTTGTACCTATTACACAACAGGTGGGTGTCCCTGTCATACAATACCCAGGTTGTGTTACTGCACACGAATCAAACAGAGAGCAACTAAAGAAAGACGACCCAGATAAAGTCCAAGTCTTCTGTGATGCAGGAATGCCATCCTTTGATTCTATGGACTACAATCCTGATGAGTTAGAGTATGTTGCACCACCTGTAGAAGCACCTAAGTTAGAGCCACCACCTACACCAGAGTTAGATACACCAGAGGTTCCACCGATTCCTCCAACAGAGGAGACTGAGTGTCCTGCACCTAATCAGCCGCGAGTGGGTGATTTAACACAGGATGGTAGTGAGAAAGTCATAGGTCATGAGCTACAAGGCACTACCTGTGTGGTATTGTATGAGGACACTACTGCTGCTGAGAAATATCTCCCTTCTACAAATCAGGTCAGTACCACAGCAGCGATAGCAGTGGTAGCTACAGCATCTGCTGCTGCAACACCATTACTGTTGAGAGTTATAAAACCAGTCATTAAAAAACTCACTACGTCTATACAAAGGAAGTTAGGTAAAACACCTAGAAAACTGTCTAGACAAGAGATAATAACTAATCAGTATCGCCAATCGAAATCTCTAGGTCCTTCAAAGATTGTGAAGAATTCGAGGGGATAGAGTGCACGTGTGGTGTAGACTGTAATATTTGTGTGTTTGACACTACGTCAGCACATATCGCATGGTATGGTGACTTTGGATGAAATATAATACCTTTCTGTGCTAGCTCACCACATTTAGATAATCTTGTGAGCTCGAATTCTAATCTTCTATTGGATACCATCTGT